AAATCCTGTGCTGGAATCATACTTTCAACACGTTCTCTAATACTAAAGTCTACAACTGGTTTAGCCCCTCTTAAATTCATCTCTAACTCCGGTTACCTGCATTGTGTATTTTGGTTTCATACCATTATTTGCACTGAGGTGTGGTTCATCTTTTTCTATTATTATAGCATCACCACGTTTCCATTGCAAGATAGGATTATTGTTTATTTCAAAGTAATGACCCGATTCCCAATCTTCCAAAAATATGTTTACACGAATACAGTCTTCAGGAGCAACATTAAATTTTTTTGATATCATATAAAATGTATCTACATGACTAGGTAATGTTTGTCCAGGCATTTGGTGCATCACTGCTATTGTGTAACGGTTGAATAAAGTTTCAGCAAACTTCTTAAACTTACCATTTGGAAATGCTTGTTTGTATTTTGTATTGTTTGCAGTATATCCTGCTAAATGGTATTTTTTATTTTGTGATTCAAATGCCGTTGCTCTACCTTCGTCAGTAACGTTATCTTTCTCTGACCAATTGAGAGTCTTATAATTTAAAAATGGTAAATCAATTCTTATTTGTTCCATGACTGATCGTATGGGGTTCCTGTCTTTTCATCATACCAATATAAACTTCTATGTGGCGGATGTTTGTCATCATGTTTAGCATTACTAACATAATAAAAGAACCTTATTCCTTTTCTACTTTTTCCTTCTGGACAAGTCATTGGATCTGGATATCCATGAAAGGCAAAGTTATTGTAATTCCAAATTACACAATTACCTGCATTGACTGGGACCTTCGTTAAAAGTTTTTCTCTTTTGCTATCATAGAAGTTCAACTGTCCGCCCCAATGTTGTTCCCAATCATCGTTTAGATATATTACGACACTTAACATTCTATGAAGTTTTAGTTCTTCACACCAATTAAAATCAGTATGTATTTTTAAACTGTCACCTGTAAATGATTTCATATATCCTGCTCCAACCAAATGAGGATCAGGTATCAAGTCAACTGTGTCAGTCACTTGTTGTAGCCATTTTATAAAAGTAGAACTATGTAAAGCATGAACTATTTGATCTTGAAAAGGCGACTTATCAGTGTTATTAAATTCATACATACACGAGCCTGCACGAGTAAAATGTTTGCAATCTTCTAATGGAATTTCATCAAGTTCACGTGCAAGTTTTTGCACAATGTCTATAGGTAAAAAATTTTCTAAAGTTAAAAGACTGTAATCAGGATGACTTCTATACTTTTTTTGTAGTGAGTATGTGTCCTTAAAATTTTTGGATATATGGTCTAATACTTGTTGCTTCATGCAACTATTTACTTGGAAATTACGTCTTGATATACCTTTTTGAGATGTTCCCAAGGCAGTCCTGCTTTGCATTCATCTTCACGCCATTGACAGTATGCAAGGTTATTAAGCCAATTAATTCTTTCAAAATATTCAGGATTTTCTAGTGTAGATAAGTCTTTATTTGACACTTCCCAAGCCATTGAACTAGGACACATACTAAAGGTAGGGATACCTTCCATTACACTTTCAGTCAGTCCATTACTATTAAATCCAACAACTGCATAAGCATTTTGGAAGTCTTCATACAACCCTTTGCCACCTTCTAATATTCCCCAGCCTTGCATATTTTGACTTATTTGATCTTTTAAATTAAGTTTTTCTAATACTGCGAGTTGTCTATCCTGTCTTAATGGGTGCATTCTAATCCGTATTGGTCTATCAGAATACTTCTTAATTTCATTTATCGTATGTGTAATAAAGCCTTCATAACTTCCGTGTCTTTTAACTAGATTTTTTAAACTACTGTCACCGGGTCTTTGTAATAAAACTAATATATAGTCGCCTTTGTTAATACGCCAATCTTTTACAGTAAGTTTTTGATCCTTTTCTATTTGTGCATATCTGTCACCAGGGCAGTTTTCATTATTGTAATTTCCCTCATCACGGAAATAACTGAACCAACTATATCTATGATATGCCATTGGATTAGGCGGTGGCGGCATATTGCGTCTAAACACTGCTGACTCAACACATATCCATGGCTTACCACTGTCAGCAACAAAATTATATATGTGTCCTATCTTCTTTTCTTTTTTACATTCTTTAATGTTTGCTTGTACATATACGTCGGCGTTTGCATCTTTTATTTCTGCAAAAGGCACAACCTTAAATGTATCTGGTAGCGGATGATAAGTCCACATAAGTTCTTTTATTGCTACTACATTCATTTTGTAAACACTAAACCTCTATTCCTTACAAAGGCTTTTTTACCTTTTTTACCTAAGTTCATTGTACTATGTTCTCTTAATTGTTTTGTAAGTTCTGCATTATGTTTTAAACCATTTGTCGCGAATGTCTGTATCCAGTAATCTTCATCTTTTAAATTTACATGATGATGTCCTTCCCAACCTGGTGGTGCGTAAGTAATTACAACTGTATTACAAGATTGAAAACAAGGCATATAATTAGGTATGTATTTTTCCTCTACGTGTTCTACAAATTCAACACTCCAACCTATGTCGTATTCAAAATCTGGTATGTGTGGACCTTTACTAAAATCATGTAAGGTATAATCTGTTTCATTTAGTCTCTTTAATGTGTGGTCACCGTCTATACCTTTTACAAGCAAACCTTTGGACTTTGCAAGTTCAACCATGCCTCCTGGTCCACAACCTATATCCAAAAATGTTTTTGCATTTGTTGTTTTTATTAACCAATCTAATGCTCCGTGGTCCAGATGTGTTTTGTTTTGATGACCTCCAAGGTGTGCTTCTAACATTAGATGTCTACCTTATGTCTTTTAAGAAACTTACCCATCTTTGCTTTTTTATTGTGACCTTTCATGTGTACCATTTTAGGTCTTAGAATTGAACTATTAAAAGGATGTTTGTTTGTAGTTGCACCTTTATTCAAATCAAAGAATAAGTTTTTGTTTTTATTTTGTAATCTTAATGTAGTAAAGATAAAACTATCGTGTGTCTCACGTAACTCTTTTAGTTTTAATGTAGTGTACATTTCTTCAAATTCTTTTATAAACTGTTTTACCTGTACGTTATCTAAATCATACATCATAAAACCACACTCATCATAGACACTAGGTCTTCCTAAATAACTTATCCCATGTCCATCTGGTTGCAAACTATTTAAAAAATTATGGTCCATAGGACTGTGTATCATGGCGTCTGCATCTAACCATACTAGTTTTCCTTTGCCTTCTGCCATTCTAAAAATTGGAAATGTTTTATGTGCAAATTTTGTTGCCTGCCATTTGAATTTAAATTTTTCTTTGGCCATGATCTCTCCATTTAAAAATGGATCATTGTCGCCTACTTCTAAAAATTTTCTTAATTTTGGACACGATTCGTATATGCTATACCATATAACTCGTGATGATAATTTTGCATTATGATACCATGTGTCTTTTTCTAAGTCTTCTGAAAAGATATGTATTTTTACATCTTCAGGTAGATGTTTGTCCCACGTTTTTACATTTTCGCGAGATCCTAATTCCCAATATTTTTTATTTAAACTTGTAACAAAATTATACTGAGGCATCTTCCATACCAGCCACTCTGAGTTTTACAATGTTTGTTAGTTGCCATTGTTTTTGATCTAGTCCTTTTAAGACTCCTAACCATTTGTTTCTCATTAGTGCAAATTCATTAATTATTTTTTCATAATCAACTACGTCTGGTTCGCCATCAACATATTTTTCTACGTCTCTGCTTGAAAGTGCTCTTTGATAATTTTCTAAATATTTTTTGAAGTAGGAACTTCTTAAACGCCTTAATTCAATATTCATATAATTTAATATTGCTTCAAGTTCTTGTAATTGATTAAATCTTTGTTCTACAATACCAGGCATATTCGCAGATGCTTTTTCTACATTACCTTTGATACCAACCTGTCGCTTTGCTTCAGTCAGTTCATTCTCGTAATACGCCAGAGCATCTGGAATATGACTTATGTCTTTGGATATTTTACTATACCACATTACCATTCTTCATCTTCTGAGTCATCAAAACCATCTTCGTCTAGGTCCAAATAATAACTAATGGCCGCATCTAAATGATCACAACTTCCCATTGAATCTCTAAATGTCTCATCACTGACACCCATATCTGCACAGGCATCTACGTATTTTTCAGCAACCATTTCTATTTGCTTTTTATCTACGTATTCCTTGAACAAATTCCAAATGTCAATAACATGACTTGATTCCGCTTCAATCACTATTGTTACTCCTCAACTGTTTCATCAACAACTTCTGCTGGTTTCTCATCTACCATATTTGCAAAGTCACTCATAATTATGTTTAACTTTTCGCCTGTCCAGTCTTTTCGATAATCTAAATGTTCTTTGCCTGTTGAATCAACGTATTTAAGTCTATTGCCTTGTTGAGTAAGTAGTCCTTTTTTCTCAAATAAGTCCACAAGTCCACTGTAAGGATCCATACCTGTTTCATATGGAATCTTAACCTGTACACTTTCAAATGGTTTACTATATCTAGTTTTCATAACCTTACAAGCGGCTCTAATACCTCTTACGTCAGTTACTTTTTTACCATCTTGGTCTTCTTTAAGTTTTAATTTTTTCATTGCAACAACAATACTACTTGCATATATAAATCCTTGTCCACCTGATATCTTATCATCTGGATCAAACATATCTTGCGAAGCATACGTGTGGTTAGTTGCTACAAGTCCTACATTGTGACTACCAAACATATTAACACAGTTTCTTACAAGTGCCGTTAGTGCCTTAGGCTTTCTACCCATATCACCTTTTAAGTCACCTTTACCAAACTGATCAACATCTGTTGGAGTCAATAACATACCTAATGAGTCAATTACAAATAAAACCTTTGGACGATCTTCTTCTGGCATTTCTCTATAATCGCCCATAAATGTTGATACTGTTTTTGCAACATCATCAATCATTGACATATTAAGTTTTAATAATTTCTTTTCATCTGTATCTACGTCTAATGCAGTTAGCCAAGTTTCGTCAAGTGCGTTCTCTGAGTCAACTAAAACTACAAAGATACCTTGCTTCTGTGCTTCTTTAACAATGTTACCTGCACAAAAATAAGATTTACCTGATCCTGATTCACCTGCAAAAACAGTAACTTTGCCCAAAGGAATACCTCTGTTAAAGTCACCTGATACTAGATAGTTGAGTGCATAGTTACCAGTACTAACCCAATCAGTAGGATCATGAAATCCTGCACTCATACCTGTAATGGATTTAGTTAAGTTTTTACGAAACTTAGAAACGTCAAATGCCTTACTAGCCATAACTTCTCCTTCTTAACAAGTGGGAGTAGGCCGAAACCTACTCCCTACAAGTTTATTAGCCTTGTCGTGAACGGATCATTTTTAAAATGTCTTCCGCCTTGTTGTTAGTTGTAGATTCTGCGGTTGCAGTCGCTGGTGCTTCTGCTACCTTTTCAACAACTGGCTCTGGAGCCGGCTGTGCTGGAGTCTCTACACTAGCAGTAGTTGTTGGTGTTTCCGCTTTAGGAGTACTAGGTGCTACTGGATCTCCTGTCTTTGCACTAACACCTGCTGGACGAAAGTATTGTCCAAACTTCTCTGTGTCATATGCTTCACCATCAACTGATGCTTTAAACATCTCACTGATTACCTTGACCTCAACTTCACTTGGTTGCTTAGGAAGGAAATCGCTTAGGTTAAACAAACCATTTTTGTCAACCGCCGCCTTCTCTTCTTCAGTAATAGGACGTTCACGTCTTGCCCAACTTGAAGTTGAATAATCTGCGTATCCGCCTTTTGAAGTTTTAGTAATTCTAAAATCTACCCCAGAAGTATAATCTGTTGGCAGTTCTTCCATATCTGGATCCATCAATGCACTCTTGATGAGTTGGAAAATCTGTGGTCCAATTATAAAACGTCTAATTGGATTTTCAGGAGTTCCATCTTCCTGTAATGCATTGTCAGTTACAAAGCCTTGGAAGATATATGATCTTTTCTTCCAATACTTTCTACCAAGATCCTCTAATGATGGATCTTTAAACCAACCTCTTACTTCTGCAAGAATTGGACAAGACTCTCCATACATTTCCATACATGGTACTTGTACCTGTACAGGTCTGCTGTCAGTCTCACCTTTAATACCTGCGAAAGGGAGTTTGATCATTAATCTTTCTTTCCAAAAGAAAGTGTTGTTGCTATCGCCATCTGGCAAGAAACGAACCGTTGAAGATTCACCTTCTTTTAAATTCCAGAATGGGTAGATTGCGTTGTCGGATGGTCCTCTGTTAGAACCTGAAGACCTTGTTTCTTGGTCTTTCAATTTTGCACGAATTTCTGCTAATGTAGCCATAATATTTGCCTCCTATAATTTTTAGCCTTCGCTAGTGCCTAATCATGTAGCACAGTTTTATATACTACACTCTATTATTTATAAAGTCAACAGTTTAATTGCCAAAAACATGGTATATTATACCTCTGCTGGTCCAAAGTTAAAAGCAATAGTGGTTCTGACTGCTTCTTTCGGACTCGACAGTACACTGTGATTGACATATGACGGAAATAAAAGTAAGCAACCCTTACGTGGTGCAAACCCTAATTCCGTACTGTTGTACTTCGTTTGTTGTGTTGGATGTACGTACTCCATAATTACATTTGGATTATAAAATACTGTTTGTCCAGCATTACCTGATGCTCTTACCCAATATATTCCGCTGACACCATCAGTACCATGATTATGTTTGCCATGATGATCTCCATCATTACGATAATCTTGGAACCAATATGTAAAATGTGACTCTACTGCTTTTGTTCCAGACTGCTCAACAAATGCATTAAGTCCTTGTACAAAAAAATTATACAATGGCGCCAATTCATTTTTCAAGTCAAACAGTTTTTCTTTTTCGTGGAAGTCGCTATTTTGATCTTTGTGTCTTACCAATTTGTCCAAGCGAGATACAACTGCTGATTCG